GCCGTTTCAAATGGCTTGGCTACTTATGTGCAATCCAAAATCATTTCATCAGCTGGTAACCGACCAAATAAAGCAGCATCACGCATTGCCCAAGGCTCACGCGTAAGCAAATCATCAAAGATTGGCGAATTGTCATTTGGCTTTGTGTCTCAGAAATTTAGCGGTGGAGCTACAACTCAACAGCTTTGGGGCGGTTATGAATTTGGCTCCAATAAATACAAACAATTTCCGCTTTGGTCAGGCCGTGAAGGTCGCGGATCAAAAGGATATTTTATCTATCCAACCTTGCGTGCCGAACAGCCACATATCATTGCTCAATGGGAAAATGCTTTCACTAAGATTTTGAAGGAGTGGTAATGGCTGGTCAAAGTAGAACACTCAAGCTCTCGATTCTTGCCGATGTAGATCAACTCAAAAAGAGCCTCAATACCGGCTCAAACGAGGTTCAAAGCTTTGGCGATAAAATTGGCAATTTTGGCAAAAAAGCCGGACTCGCATTTGCAGCTGCTGGTGTAGCTGCTGCTGCCTATGCCAGCAAATTGCTCATTGATGGTGTGAAATCTGCCATTGCTGATGAAGCTGCACAAACAAAATTGGCAACCACTTTGGAAAATGTCACCGGTGCAACAAATGCCCAAATCAAAGCGGTCGAGGCGCAAATTCTTAAGACATCTTTATTGACTGGCCGAACTGATGATGAGCTGAGGCCATCGTTAGATCGTCTATTGAGAAGCACAAAAGATGTGACCAGAGCGCAAGAATTACAAGCTTTGGCTTTGGATATTTCAGCCGGGTCTGGAAAATCTTTGGAGGCCGTTTCAAATGCGCTTGCAAAAAGCGCGGAAGGCCAGAATACAGCTCTCGGAAAACTAGGCGTTGGCATTAGTGCAGCAGAGCTGAAAACCATGTCATTTGAGCAAATCACAGCCAAATTAGCCGGCACATTTGAAAACCAAGCATCAAAGCAAGCCAATACTTTTGAAGGCAAAATGCTCAGATTGAATGTTGCATTTGATGAAGCCAAAGAAACTGTTGGATCGTATGTGCTGACCGCACTTACACCATTGGTGGAAGGATTTGTTAATAAAGTAGTGCCAGCGATTTCAAATGTTGCTGAGAATTTAGGTAAGAGTTTAGGCCCCGCATTTGAAACTATTGGCAAAGTTATTCGTGAGGATGTTTTGCCAATTCTGACATCATGGTGGAGATTTCTATACAACGAAGTCATACCAGCCATAAGCTCTGTTGTTGGCCCAATTCTTGCAGGATTAAAGTCTGCATTTGATAGCATCAAAAAAGCATTGCAAGACAATTCAGCAGAATTGCAACCATTTTATGATGCGCTGAGAAAAGTTTGGGATTTCATTAAACAGTATTTGGCACCTCTTTTGGGCGGTAGTTTCAAATTAGCTTTAGAAACAATCGGCACAATTGTTGGTGGCCTTGTTACTGGCTTTTCAAGGCTGGTGGGATTCATTTCAGATGTCGTTACTAAATTAAAAGAATTTGTCAATTTCATTAAAAACAATCCAGTAACTCAATTTTTCTTTGGTGGGGATGGGTCTAAAGGTTTAAAGGCCAGCACTAGCTTTGACATGGGCGGTGGTGGAGGTGGAGGCGGTGGTGGTTTTGGTACTAGCCAAAAAGACTTATTTTATGATCCAAATGGTGATCCACGAACATTTACAGGCGCACCTCTTGAGGCATTTTCTGGTGGTATGCAAGCTGCAATTTTGAAAAAAAATGCGCTGGTTGCTGAAACTGAGGCATTGCGTAAAGCACGCGAAGCAAACGCAGCTGCACGATTGGTTGCTACTGGTGGGCTTTCAACAGCTGAAAGAATCGTAATAAATGTCAATGCTGCATCGGTTATTGATGAAGAAGGTTTTAGCCGGGCCGTGACCGATGCACTTAACAATTCAACTTTTCGTGGCACCAATGGCGCATCTAATTTAGTTGGCATTTAATGAGCATTTTCAACCCAATTTGGCGCGTTAAAATTGGCGGCATCCAATACACAAACTATGTGTTGGCCAATCTTTCAATTACTAGCGGGCGCACCAACATTTATGAGCAAGCAAATGCGGGATATGTAAGCCTTGAACTAATCAATTTGGATCAATCAATCATTGACATTGAAATCAACGATCCTGTGACCATTGAATTGCAAAATTCAACAGCTACATTTGTGCCCATTTTTGGTGGCACAGTTGTTGATTTTAGTATTGGTATTGCTGCCTCCGGTGTTGTTGGCATCAATCAATCGGTGTCAATTACAGCCGTGAGCGCATTAGCTAGATTGCCAAAAGTGCTTACAAATGGCGTTTTAACGCAAGACTTTGATGGTGACCAGATTTACACGATTTTGTCAGATTTATTGCTAAACACTTGGAATGAAGTGCCGGCTGCTTTGCAATGGGGCACTTACGAACCAACCACGACATGGGCCAATGCCGAAAACCTAGGTTTGGGTGAGATTGACAGGCCCGGGCAATATGAATTGGCTCAGCGATCATCATCAAGAATTGATACCTATGCATTGGTTGCAGCTTTAGCAACATCAGGATTGGGCTACATCTACGAAAATGCACAAGGCCAAATTTCCTATGCTGATGCATTACACCGATCAATTTATTTGGCCACCAACGGATACACCGATGTATCAGCAGCTCAAGCTCTTTCCAATTCACTCTCAATCCAAACCCGTGCTGGTGACATTCGCAATGAAATAACCTTAAAATACGGCACAAATTCCAGCTCAGAAGTCTCTGATAGCGATGCCGATTCAATCTTGCAATTTGGCAATCTTGCACAAATAATCACGACCACAATCAAGCATCAGGCCGATGCTCAGGATCAGGCAGCTTTTTATTTAACTCTCCGGTCATACCCACAGGCTAATTTTAATCAAATCACCTTTGAGCTTACTAACTCGGAAATTGATGATTCAGATCGTGATGCCTTAATTAACATTTTCATGGGATTGCCATTGCGCGTTTCTGATTTGCCACTAAACATGGCAGCCGGCACATATTTGGGATTTGTGGAAGGTTGGACATGGCGTGCCGGATACAACAGCGTTTCGGTCACGGCTATTCTTTCCCCATTGGCATTTAGCTTGCAAGCCATGCAATGGCAAGATGTCTCAGCGTTAGAAGCATGGAATACAATCAGCGGAAGCCTAAATTGGGCCGATGCCTTAGTCGTAGCGTAAGGAGAAAACATGAGTAATCCAACCACGCCATTTAGTTGGCAAATGCCCACGGCAACAGATTTGGTCACCGACTTGCCTGCTGATTTTGAAGTCTTTGGGCAAGCTGTTGCAACATCAATGGCCGATTTATTAGGTGGCACAACAGGTCAAATTCTTGCAAAAAATTCAGCAACCGACATGGATTTTGTTTGGATTGCTAATGATCAAGGTGACATCACCGGAATCACAGCCACATCACCTTTAACAGGTGGTGGCACATCGGGTGCTGTAACAGTAGGAATCCAAGATGCATTAACAACCCAAAAAGGAGCTGTGCAACTTTCAGATTCCACCTCAACTACATCATCTATTTTGGCAGCAACGCCAACTGCTGTAAAGGCATCGTATGATTTGGCTGCAGCTGCAATTCCAAAATCAACAGTTACAACCAATGGTGATTTAATTTATGGAACAGGCTCTGCAACAGTAAGTCGAATTGGCGTTGGATCAACTGGTCAGGTTTTGACAGTCGCAGCCGGAGTACCAGCTTGGGCAGCTCCCACAAGCGGTTTGGTTTTTATTTCACGATCAAGTTTTAGTGCAGTATCAAGTGTATCCGCTAACAATGTTTTTACGAGCACTTATGACAATTATAAATTAATGATACAAATAACTGGAATTTCAGCAAACGATGCAGAATTCTTTGTTAGGACTAGAGCAAGTGGCACAGATAGAGCAACAAATTACAATACTGGTGTTGCTGCGGTAGATAGGTCAAACAATGTCGTTCAATATGCTGGCCTTGATTTAACCGCTGGCTATAAATTAGGTGAGTTTGATGGAGGTGAAACTGCTCAAAATTACGCTTTTGAAGTCGATTTAATGTATCCAACATCAAATACAAGACAACAAGTGTTTATTAAATCTGCTTTCATTTCACAATCTAATGTTTTCACTTATGGTGCTGGTGGTGGTAGCCGTACTACTGGAGGCGCAGCGGATGGTTTTACATTAAGAAGCTCAGCGGGAACTTTTACTGGAACTTGTGACATCTATGGATTGGCGAAATCATAATGAGCGAAAATATAAAAATAATGATTGACAATGAACTAATCGAATTACAAGGCAAAGAATTGACTGATTTCTTGTTAGAAAGAGATCAAGACCATCAAAGATTCTTAGCAGAAAAAGCTGCAAAAGCAGCAGATGCTCAAGCAAAATCTGAGGCTAAGCAAACCGCGGTGGCCAAACTTGCTGCACTTGGCTTGACTGCTGATGATGTGAAGGCACTCGGTTTGTGACATTTCCACAAGGCACATTGCCTCGATTGATTCAGGTTGCGCTCGCCGAGGTTGGCACAGCTGAAACTGGAGAAAACGAGACAAAGTACGGCAAACACATGAAAGCGGACAAGCTGCCATGGTGTGGGTCATTTCTTAATTGGTGCGCGGATCAAGCTGGTGTCAAAGTGCCAAATGTGGTGAGCACAAGAGCCGGAGCTGAAGCTTTTAAAAAAGCCAAGCAATGGCACGAAACACCAAAGATTGGTGACTTTGTTTTTTTTGATTTTGTCATTGATGACAAGGTGACAATCAATCACATTGGCTTGGTCATTCGCTGTTCAGAAAAACAGATTGTGACTATCGAAGGTAACACATCAGGCGGTGGGGATCAGCGCAATGGTGGAGAAGTCATGGTGAAATCAAGAACTTTGGGAGCA